GTAATCCAGATTCTGGAGATACGGTAGTTATTAATTCTGATATATCATCAATAGGTATAGCATCAGAGTTTACATGGTTCATGGCATAATATGAAAAAGTACGGATTTAATAGTGGATATATTGGAGTTGATAGAAGAACTACAGCTATAGGAACAATTAATTATCAAAAACGAATGCTTGAACGAGAAGCTAACAGAATGAGAATGGCCGGAGTAGATATACATCGAGATGGATTGGTTTTAGGTTTATTAGCTGAAAATTTAACTGATAATATTGGCGATGGTTGGTCTGATTCATCTGGCAATGACTATCACTACACATTTGGAGGCGGACCTATAATAACAGCTAATTCATACATGAAATATGTAAATCTGGATTCAACAGATGATTATTTAGATTCACCAGTTGGTATGAATCCACTTGGATCATCGGCTGGTACAGCTGTATTTGTCATGAGTTCAACAGATCAGCAAGGTTTGTTTTTTACTCAAGGAGGAGGACCATTCCTAGCAGCATATCGAGTAGGAAATACAATGTATCATAGCGGATTTGGGAGTAGTATAACACATTATCATAACAAATTATTAAAAAATAATGTTTATGCTAATTTTCCAGATGGTACCTGGAATATGACAGAATTTAAGAATATAGAAAGAAATTCCAATACCGGTTGGCAATTCTCTAATTATGGCGCTTATGAAATTGTAGGAAAATTAAGAGCAGTTCTATTATATAACAAAGTATTAACAGCTGAGGAATCAGCACAAAATTATGACTACTTTCTAGGACAAGGTTATTTAAGCGAATAAAATATTTATAATAAAGAAATAAAACTATGGCAACAACATATCATAACGCAGGACTTAATTTATCTCAGATAACTGTGAACGAAATGGTTTACTCTGCATCTGGTAATTTTCTAACTGCCGGATCGGGAGAGACATTAATATTAAAAACTATACAAATTGCTAATGTAACTGATCCAGTATCAGGAACATATTATGATGTAAATGTATCAGCTGAACTTCTAGATGCAAGTACTTCAACAACACATAGTTTGGGGCAATTCATAGGAGTTCCAAAACATTCATCTTTAGATATTCTAGCAGATAATTTAGTTTTGGAAACTGGTGATAAAGTGGATTTACGTATAACAGGTTCTTCACAAGGATCTATTACATATGAAGTAAATGCAGTAGGAAGTTATTTGAAAATTACATAAGGATCAGAATGGCATTTCATCATTCACCAAGAACAATCGGCGGTACAACATTTGCAATGGATGCAACTAATAAAAAATGTTATCCTGGATCAGGTACTACTCTTACTGATATGTCAAATGATCATACTATTACTTTAACAGGAGGCCCTACAATACAAACAGTTAACGGTACAAAAGTAATAGATTTGGATGGAACAAATGATTACATAACAACATCTTCTGACCCAACATATCCTTCGGTAAATTTTAGTGTTGAAATTTGGGCTAAATATGATGATTTGAGTTATGCAACGTCTGTATCATACTTATTTCAAATGGGTCCGTTAAGTAATGGTAATGGTGGTTGTTTGGCATTTGCTAAATATGATCAAGCACACTCGAATAATAATAGATTGTATTTTCATTTTGGTAGCTCCCATACAGGAGCATCTACTACATTCGGAAAAATAGAGGATTTAAATTGGCATCATTATATTGTAACACTGGAGGGAACAGCTTTAAAGTTATATGTGGATGGAGATTTGCGGGGTAGTGCTACGGCGCCTGCAAATATTACACCGACTGGAAGATATGATGTAGGAAGATATATTGATAGTAATACTTATTTCTTTAATGGACAAATATCCATAAACAAGATTTACAATAAAACATTAACAGCAGCAGAAGTACTTCTGAATTACAACTCAATGAAAGGGAGGTTCGAATAATGGCAGTCAATTACGCAACATTACCAATTATTAGAGATGGTCTGCAAATATACATAGATATTGCTAATTCTAAATCATATGATGGTACTAGTACACTTAAATCATTGATAGGAACAACTACCATGTCGGTTAATGGCGCTACTTATTCTACAGAGGTAGGAGGAATGTTTTCATGTGATGGCTCTAATGATTTCATATCAACAACAATACCTAATTTAGATGAAGTATGTACTGTATCACTATGGATGAAAACGGCAGCAATTAATACTGGCATGATGATGGCTTTTAAATATTTTAGTTTATATGCTAATGGTAATAAACTAGGATTCAATAGAGGGGCAGGAGATCAATATGGTATTAATCTAACTCAGATTAATGCATTAGGCTTACCAAATCAATGGAAATACTATACTTTAGTTTTTAATAGAACCAGTACTGATGCATGCAAAATGTATATCAATGGGTCGCCTATTACATTAGCTCAACAAGCAGGAAGCGCAGGCTCTACCAGTTTTGATAGCGGAAATTTTAGTATAGGATGTTGGAATTGGGCTAGCAGTCCAGGAATATTTTCAGACCCAAAAGTAGCTAATATTAAAATATATAATAGAGAATTGACCGCGGTAGAAGTAGTTCATAATTATCAAATAGCTAGCGGGAGGATATCATAATGGGAGTAGTGGGCGGACCAGATATGATAGTAACAGAAGGACTAATATGGAAAGTTGATGCGGCAAATAATCCTAAAAATATAAATGCTGGAGGATCAAATAGTATAGTAGGCAACACATCAACTATTGGATTTTCTGGATCATTAGAAGGAGGCATGTCCAGAGTTACATCTATTCCACAATACTGGGAGTTTGATGGAGACAATGATTACATACAATTTGCAGCAAATGGTGCAATTGGCGGAAGTGATGCATTATCATTATATGGCAAAACAACAGCAACTTTTGAATGTTGGATAGCACCAGATTATACAGGTGATACTTATCAAAGAATAATAAGCAAAGCAAATACAGGAGGAGGAGGTTACGGAGGATATGCATTAATATTAAATAGTAAAAACTTGTCAATGTATATAGATAATGGGGGCGCAGGAGGTGTTATAGTCGTGAACTACACAACGACAGCAGCTGCTGGAGAGTGGCTCCATGTGGTAGTAACTAAAGGTGGCACTACGCATGCTATATATGAAAATGGCATATCAAAAGCTACAAATACAGCTACTGCAACATTTGTTAACACTGCATCTGGTTTAAGATTAGGATCCTGGATTCATTCAACAGGACGAGAATATAATGGTAAACTAGCAGTTGCTGGAATATATGATGTTACATTAACACAAACTCAAGTTCTTCAAAATTACAATGCTCTAAAAGATAGATTTGTATAATTGAAAATATTTATATATATTAAAAAGAAAAAAGGAAACAATGGATTATTCAGATAGAACATATGCATTTGCAAATTGGTCAGATATCGGATCAGTAGATTTTTCGCAAGTAATGGAAACATCTGCTACTACCGTAAGAAAATCATTAGACAATCAGTTATTCATTTTAAAATGGAAAACAGCTGAATGGCCTGATTTTATAGCACCTTCAGGTAGCATGACTTTAAATTGGTCTGGCTCACATGCGCAATGCTTACAACATTTACTAGGTCCGAATTGGACTGATACTGGTTCAATGCCTTAATTTTATATAGATAGTAACATATTTATATAAAAGGAAACTATGGCAGTAAACGTTCCAATATGGCCGGGATCATCAAGCTTTTTTCCAGGAGATACTCCGTTTGGATTCTATGATTACGATTTTGCTTTTCAATCAGAAATAGATAAGATCACAGAATGGTGTGCATCCAGGCTAGGATATCCAATATCGGATATCGAATTACAAGATAAAAATTTCTATGCTTGTTTCGAAGAGGCTATATCTGAATATGGAGCTCAATTAAATTCTTATAATATTAGAGATAACATGCTCAATTTATTTGGAGCTGCTACAGGATCAAATCTTACCGGTAAAAAAGTATCTGCGAACTTTGGCGGGTTGATAGAATTAGCGGAAGAATATGGAACAGAAGCAATGTCTGGAGGTAATGTTACTTATTATACTGGAAGTATTAATATTACAGCAGGAAAACAAATTTATAGTTTATCAGATCCTGAAATAGTTAATTTAGAACAAGGTACGGCTGGAACAAATCCTATAGAAATAAAAAGATTATATCATAACGCTCCTCCGGCAATAGCAAGATTTTTTGATCCATTTATAGGATCAGGCGTTGGTACGCAACAAATGTTAGATTCATTTGGATTTGGTAATTATTCTCCGGGCGTATCATTTATGATGATGCCTATATATGCTGATATGTTAAGAATGCAAGCAATAGAATTAAATGATACTGTTAGAAGATCAGCATATTCATTTCAAATTTCAAATGATAGAATAAGAGTATTTCCTATTCCAGATGCTACAAATTTTGAAAAAATACATTTTGATTATATTATCAAAGCAGATAGAAGCAACCCATTAAAAGGCGCGACAGGAACTATATCTGATTATTCTAATGTACCTTATGAAAATGTAGTATTTGAAAATATTAATTCTGTAGGAAGACAATGGATAAGAAGATATACTTTAGCATTGGCAAAAGAAATGTTAGGGTATGTGAGAGGTAAATATTCAGCAATACCTATACCTAATTCGGAAGTAACATTAAATGGAAGTGATCTAATTACAGCCGCGCAAACCGAAAAAGAAGGTCTTATAACAGAACTAAAAGAAATTTTAGATACAATGTCTAGACAAGCACAATTGGAAAGAAAACAGGCAGAGGCAGATGCTTTACAATCGCAGTTTAATAAAATGCCAATGAAAATATATATAGGATAGTATGGCTTTATTTGGATCCGCAAGAGATGCTAGTTTACTAAGATCAATTAATCGTGAATTGATTAATAGGTATATTGATATGGAAGTTGGATTCTATAAATTAGATTTATCATCTACACCAAGTAATCTTTATAATGAATCAAATAATAAAGTATATTATGCGAAAATGAAAATGAATTGTTTGATTGAAAAAGATCAAAGAGCATCAGTTGGCGATGAATATGGATTAGATTATACAAGAACAGGAGTATTTGCATTTTTTAGAGATGACTTAAAAGAAAAAAATATAGTTATTGATATTGGAGATCTTATAGAATATGACGGAGAGTTTTATGAAATTGATTCAGTTTCAGCAAGTGAATATTTTGCAGGAAGAAATCCAAATAGAGATATAGGATTCACTACAGGAGAAAGAGGAGAATTTGGTTTAAGTATTACTGTAAAATGTGAAGCACATGTAACTAGAAGAAGTAGCTTAAATATTCAAGAAATAAGAACAGGAGTAAATAAAGAACCTAATATACCAAGGAACTTATGAGTGATAACAAATTAAATAGAACATATAGTGCATTTTCTAGAAATCCAGAACTTAATAGAGCATATGAAACTAGGAGAGATAATGATATAGTTAAAACACCTAAGTGTACTATATATGATGTTGATTTTGCTATGATGGCATATCTTAGAGATGTTATCAAACCTCAAGTCATAGAAAATGAAAAAATTATAGATGTTCCTATAATGTATGCTAATGGTGAAAAATGGGCTCAAATACAAGCAAAAGGTTTTATGTATGATGAAAAGGGCAAAATACTAACTCCTTTAATTACATTGAAAAGAAATAGTATAGCAGAACGTGATACATTAAAAACATTAGGCGTTAATCAAAACCCTGATGGCAATGATTATGTATATAGAAATAGACATACTATGACAAATCAATATGATAGATTTTCTGTACTACAGGGAACAAAACCAAGCAAAGAATTTTATGTATCGCCAGTACCAGAGTTTGTTGATGTTACATATGAAATGCTTATATGGTGTGAATTTACGGAACAGTTAAATTCTATTATAGAACAGATAATGCCTTTAAATGGTTTTGCTTGGGGAACAACTTGGAAGTTTCCGGTAATGATACAAGACTATTCTTTTGAATCAGTAAATGCATCAGGCGAAGATAGAATTGTAAGAGCCACATTACCATTTACCACCAAAGGAACACTTTTGATGCCATATGAATTAAGGACATCAAATTTTCAAAAAAGATTCTCAGTTAAAAAAATTAATTTTAAATCTGAAACAGAAACGTTTAACGTTAATGTAACAGATCCACCTCCGCCAGATACAGATGATAGATATTCAGCTGGAGGATTTTCAAGACAAATATCCAGATAAATTTGTTTATTTGAATATTTATCTTTATATTAATCAAAATTAACATTAAAAGGAAAAAGTTATGAACGAAGTAAAAAAGTTAGATGAAGCAGAAATAAATACGCTCACAGCATTAAGACAAAAATCTCAAGAAAAGGTTATGCAATTCGGAGAAATAGAAATGGAAATTATTTTCTTGGAAGGAAGAATTGACGAAATGCTTAAAATGAAAGATACATTTAAGCAAGAATTAGCAGGTATGCAAGAAGAAGAAAGAAAAGTTTCTAAAGATTTAGAAGAAAAATATGGCCAGGGTAATTTAAATTTAGAAACTGGCGAATTTATTCCTGCATAATCATTGTTTGGCAATTTAGTTAAATATTTATAAAAAACGAATAAAGGAGTAATGCAATGGCCGAAAAAATTATATCGCCTGGTGTATTCACAAACGAAGTAGATCAATCATTTTTACCAGCCGGTGTTGCAGCAATAGGTGCTGCAGTAATAGGACCAACACAAAAAGGACCAGCCGGAATACCAACTACAGTATCTAGTTATTCTGAATACTTACAAATATTTGGTGGTAATTTTTCTTCTGGTTCGGGCGCAGTGGAATCATCTTATAAATATTTAACTAATTATGCAGCACAAGAATATCTTAAGTATGCAGATACATTAACAGTGGTAAGAGTTGGGGATAGCATGTCTCCGGCAACAGCTGAAGCAACTGCTAGCGGTGTTGCAGCAAATTCATTTAAATTAACAACATTATCAGATGGCGCTGATCAAAACAGCGGCGGTGGAACAGAGGGTGTTAATCATTTATTATCTAATGGTACTGTAAATAATATAAGATATGAAATTGCAAATGTAAATAATGCAAAAGGAACTTTTTCATTACTTTTAAGAAGAGGTAATGATACATCAAATAGAAAAGTTATTTTAGAACAATATAATAACTTAACACTTGATCCTAATTCACCGAATTTTATTGCTAGAGCAATTGGTGATCAAGTACAAACTTTAAGAGATGGCGGTGGAACAGATCCATTTCTTCAATTATCTGGATCATATGCTAATAGATCAAAATATGTAAGAGTAAGTGATGTAAGAACAACTTATAATTATTTAGACGAAAATGGCAGTATAAGAGTTGCAGATGCAACTGCTAGCTTACCTGCAGCAGGATCTGGATCATTTACTGGAGGCTCAGATGGAACAGTAGCACATCCTAGAGCATTCTATGAAAATATTTCTAATTCAAATACGCAAGGATTTAATTTATCTTCTCAGTCTGCTCCTTATATAGATGCAATTAGATTATTAAAGAATCAAGACGAATATGATATTAATTTATTATCATTGCCAGGATTAATTGATAATTTTACCAATCATGCTGTAGTATTAACAGAAGCAGTAAATATGGTTGAAAGCAGAGGAGATTGTTTCTTAGTTGCTGATCCAGTAGAATTTGGAACTCAAGCTTTATCAACAGTTACTGCAAAGGCAGATGCTAGAGATTCTAATTATGTTGCTGAATATTGGCCATGGGTAAAAATACCAGATGTAGATTTAGGAAAGAATGTTTGGGTACCGGCTTCTACTTTAATACCAAGTGTATATGCATTCAATGATAGAGTTGCTGCTCCATGGTTTGCACCAGCTGGTTTAAATAGAGGTGCAATGGATATTGCAGTACAAACAGAAAGAAAATTAACTCATGCTAATAGAGATACATTGTATGATTCAAATGTTAATCCTATTGCAACTTTCCCTAATTCGGGCGTAGTTGTTTATGGACAAAAAACATTACAGAAGAAGGCAAGTGCTTTAGATAGAGTAAATGTAAGAAGATTATTAATTGCAGCTAAGAAATTTATTGCATCATCTACTAAATTCTTAGTATTTGAAAATAATACAGCAGCTACAAGAAATAGATTCTTAAGTATAGTTAATCCATATTTTGAAAACATACAACAAAGACAAGGTCTTTATGCATTTAAAGTTCAAATGGATGAAGCAAATAATACACCAGATGTCATTGATAGAAATGAATTAAGAGGAGCAATTTTCTTACAGCCAGCAAAGACAGCGGAGTTTATTGTTATTGACTTTAATATACTTCCAACGGGAGCTTCATTCCCAGAATAGGATGATGAGTATATTTATAATAAATTGGAGAAAATAAATGGCAGAATTACTTGACTCGACCGAGATATTTTATACAGCTTATGAGCCTAAGATGGCTAATAGGTTTATCATGTATATTGAAGGGATACCTGCATATCTTGTTAAAGCTGCTTCAAGACCATCATTAGACCAAGGTGAAGTCATTCTTGATCATATTAATGTTGAAAGAAAGTTAAAAGGCAAGACAAGATGGCAAGATGTTACCGTAACATTATATGACCCAGTTGTTCCATCAGGCGCGCAAGCAGTAATGGAATGGGTTAGACTTCATCATGAATCTGTAACAGGAAGAGATGGATATAGTGACTTTTATAAAAAGGACATTACATTTAATACATTAGGACCTGTAGGAGACAAAGTTGAAGAATGGACATTAAAAGGCGCATTTATATCAGCCGCGACATTTGGTGATATGGATTGGGCAACAGAAGATCCAGTTCAAATTGAATTGACTATCAAATACGATTACGCGATATTACAATTTTAATTTAATACTTTTTAAAAATAATGGGAGATATATTCTCCCATTTTTACTCTGCAAAAAAATATTTATACTAAAGAGTCTATGTTTGTCAATCGGTTACGTTAATACGGAGACTGAATGAAGAACATTTTATTATTACTTTTATTTTATGCGATAAATATATTTCCACAAGATACTATATTTCGATATGAAGAACGGCCTATTATAGGTAATATAGTTTATACAGATGAAAATTTAATAATATATAATAAAAATAATATCTTAAAAGACATTCCTACCCAATTTGTATATAGTTATAAACGAGACAATAATATATCTATATTGTATCAGGAAGACATTAATATTGCAACTAGTTTACAAATGGATGATTATGTAATGGGAAGAGTTCAAGGATTCAAAGATAATCTTCCAGGAGTACCATTTACTATAGGATTCTTTAGTTCCTATTTTTATACATACTATAATACAAGAGGTTTAACTAGAAATCCAAAATTTTCATCATTAATTTTTACTGCAGTACCTCCAATTGTGTTTACATATATAAAACCTAAAGCAAATAAAAAATGGAGTTTAGAAATGAGATATGGTTATCAAACAGTAAGATCTCAACAGAATCAAGTTGCAAGTTTTTGGGGCGCTGTATTAGGCACGGCATTCATGTATACAATGTATTTTTCCAGATAATCATTGTTTTTTACACGTATACTATATTTATATAAAATAGTTATTAAAGGACAATATGGCAAAAGTTAACGACGAATATCCAGGTAAACCATTATCAGATGCAAAATTAAAAGCATTGGCGACACAGCAGTATGAAGAAACTGCAGTTGAATCACATGATTTCCCTACAGAATTAGTAGAACTACCAAGTAAAGGTAAATTATATCCAGAAGGGCATCCATTACGAAGCGGTACTATAGAAATGAAATATATGACTGCTAAAGAAGAAGATATACTTACAAATCAATCTTATATCAAGCAAGGCATTGTTTTAGACAAATTGTTTAAAGCTTTGATCATGACAAAAGTAAATTACAATGATATATTGTTATGTGATAAAAATGCTATAATGATTGCTGCAAGAATATTAGGTTATGGTAAAGATTATACAATCAAAGTAACTAGTCCGGCAGGAGACGAAATAGAACATGTTGTTGATTTAACAGATCTCAAAGACAAAGAAATCGATTGGTCATTAATATCAGAAGGCGAAACAACATTTCCTTTTATATTGCCAACATCTAAAAAACAAGTTAAAATAAAATTATTGACTCAGGGCGAGCAAAATAAAATAGATGCCGAAATAAAAAGTCTAGCAAAACTTAAAAAAGAAGCAGGACTAACAACATTATTAAAATATGTTATAGTTGAATTAGAAGGCGATACGGACAAAACTAAAATAAGAAAATTTGTCGATACAAATTTATTAGCTATCGATTCTAGAGCAATAAGAACATTCCTTAAACAAGTAACACCAGAAATTGATCTTTCATTAGATATCCCGGATGGAGAGTCCGGAGAAAACTTTCGTAGTGAGCTTACCATCGGATTGGACTTTTTTTGGCCTGACTCAACAATATAGATTAGTATTTCAAAACGCAATATTTGATTTAATTTATCATAGTAATGGCGGCTTTTCTTATCAAGACGTTTATCATATGCCAGTATACTTACGTACATTTTATATTCAAAAACTAAATAAAATGTTTGATGATCAAAAAAAGGATCATGAAAAGCGTATGAAATCTATGCGATCTAATAAGCCAAAAGTACCTAAAATGCGTAAACGTTGATATTTATTAAAAAAGGATCTTATTATGTCTACGAATAAAATAGAAAAGAAAATGTTGCAGGAAATTAATCGTTTAGATGAAGGATTGGCTTTAAAAATATTAAAGTTTTTTATGAAGCCGGCTGTAAAGAGAGCATTTTCTAAACTTGAAAAAGATCCTGAGTTTAAAGCAGCTTCAGACGATTTTGAAAAGTCAAGTAAACGATTAAAAGATGCACTTGAAAATCTAGGAAATGATCCTACAGATCAAAGATTAAGAGATTTAGCTAATAAATTACTATAGAGAATATTATGGATCAAACGCAAGTATCATTAGCCGAACAGTATAAAAAACTAATGAATGATGTTGATGATGTCTTAGATGACATGACATCATCCATGAATAAATTAGCATCGGCTCAACAAGAAGTTTTAAATTATGAAAAACAGACAGTTAGCTTAAATAATCAAGAACGTAGAATAAAGGCTGACATAGCCAAACTTACTGATAAAAATGGA